TGACGGCGAGAGCGGCGCGGAAATCTACTCGGCCGCGGCGGATCGTGCGCAGGCGTCGATCGTGTTCGCTGAGATGGCGAGCATGGTGCGTGCGTCACCCGAACTCGACGCGGTGCTGGAAGTGGTGGACTCCCGCAAGACGATCGCGTATCGCGACACCGCATCGTTCTACCGCGTCCTTTCCGCCGACGCGTTCCGGGCCGAAGGGTTGAATATCCACGGCTTATTGTTCGACGAGTTGCACACGCAGCGTGACCGGCGGCTATGGGACGCGCTCCGCTACGGCGGTTCGTCGCGGGACCAGCCGATGCTCGCAGCGATCACCACCGCGGGCTACGACAAGAAGGGCATCTGCTGGGAGCAGTACCAGTACGCCAAGGCGGTCATGGCGAACTGGCGGCACGACCCGACATTCTTCCCGTTCATCTGCGAGATGGAGGAAGGTGCCGATTGGAAGAACCCCGAGGTGTGGCCGCAGGCGAATCCGTCGTGGGGCGTGACGATCAAGGAGTCGGCGTTCGCCGCGGAGGCGAAGGAAGCGGAGCAGTCGCCCACGAAGCTGAACACGTTCCTCCGCTACCGCCTCAACGTCTGGACAACCTCCGACGTTCGCTGGCTGACACCGGAAGCGTGGCAGCGTGGCTCGCAGCCGCTTCGCGACTTCGGCGACCGGCCTGTCTACGCGGGCCTCGACCTTGCCACCACCTACGACTTGTCGGCTCTCGTTCTGGTCTGCCCCGACCCGTCCGACGACAGCATCGACATTCTGCCGTTCTTCTGGATTCCCGAGGCCAACGCGGTGGAACGCAGCCAGCGTGACCGCGTGCCGTACCTCGACTGGGTTCGCGACGGGTTCCTCAAGGTTACTCCCGGCAACACGACCGACTACACCGTTCTGCACCGGGACATCCTCGAAATCTGCCAGCAATACAACGTGCGGCAAGTGGCCGTGGACCTCAAGTTCAACGGCCAGCACATGTCGAACCTGCTTCAAGGGGACGGGGTTGATGTGCGAGGGTATCCACAGGGCGGTCGCGCCATGTCGGCCCCTGCGAAACTTCTGGAGAACCTGCTCGCCAACGGCAAGGTCAGGCACAACGATCACAAGGTGCTCGCGTTCTGCGCGGAGAACGTAGCGATCCATGAGGACCGCTACGGGAACATCTACCCCAGCAAGGCGAAGTCCACCGAACGGATCGACGGCATCGTGGCCTGCTGCCAAGGCATCGGAGCGTGGCAGGCGATCGACACCAAGCCTGACGCGGTTCCCGAAATCTTCTTCCTATGATCGCCGCCAACACGACCACCAACGCCGCCGCGACGAACCGCATCCTCTGGTTGCCCGAGGACGGCGAAGAGCGCATGTGGGATGACGACCCATCGCGGGGTCAGCGGGTGCTGCGGATCAACAGCGAGAACGCCCACACGGTCGGGGCGGTGTTCTCGGTGATGCGTGCCATCGCCGAGACGGTTGCGATGATCCCGCTGCATGTCTACGAGCGGACGCGGAAGGGCAGGCGGCTCGCCCGCGAGTTGCCGATCTACCGCCAGCTGCACACGCAGCCGAACTCATGGCAGACCTCGTATGAGTGGCGGGAGCAGGCGGTCTACCACGTGGGCCTGTGGGGCTCGGCGTTCAGCGAACTGGCACCGGCCGAGATTCGCCCCTACCACCCGAGCCGCATGGAGACGAAGCGGCTGGAGAACGGCAAACTCCAGTACCGCTACCAGAGCGAGAACGGCGTATGGGAGCCGATCTCCGCGGGCAAGGTCATGCAGATTCGCGGCCCGTCCGACGACGGCGTGAACGGCTGGCGGATTCCCGAGGAGTGTGCCGACGCGATCCTGCTCGCCCGGGCGTGCGAGATTCACGGCAAGCGGTTCTTCACCGCGGGTGCGAGGCCGGGCTACGTGCTGACGACGGACGGCCCGCTCAACGGCGACGCTCGCACCTCGCTCGCCGCTCAGTGGAACCGCAAGCACCAAGGCGTCGAGAACTCGCACGAAACCGCGATCCTGACCAACGGCCTCAAGCCCGCTGGCATCCCGCAGATCAGCAACACCGAGGCCCAGTTCCTTGAGGCCCGCGAATACCAACTCCGCGAGATTGCCCGGCTTTACCGCTGCCCCGGATACATCCTCAACCTCGACCCACCGACCCGCGACGCCGAGATTGCGTTCATCAAGTATTGCATCATGCCGTGGCTGGCTCGCTTCGAGTCGGCGTTCACGCGGTCGCTGATCGAGGACGACGAGCGGTACTACGTGGAGTTTGACCTGCGCGGCCTGATGCGGGCCGACGACTCGACCCGCTCCGCGTACTACCGTGCCATGTGGGACATCGGCGTTCTTTCGACCAACTCCATCTGCGAGCTTGAAAACCTCGACCCCGTGGAGGGCGGCGACGTTCGCTACCGCCCGCTCAACATGGGGACGCTTGGCGAGCAGCCCAGCGTGGCCGATGTGCTGGCCCAGCAGCAGCCGGGCAGCAAGATCGACGGGCAGGGCGTGGAGGGTGGCGTGGCCGCAGCCAGCGGTGCGGACGCTGCCGCGGCCCCCGACGCTGCCCCGCAGGTGGCCGACGTTTCGCTCAACGGAGCGCAGATCACCGGGCTGATCGCGATCATCGCCCAAATCCCGGCCGGGCTACTTACGAAGGAAGGGGCCGCGGCACTCATCGCCGCGTCGTTCCCCAGCATCAACGCCGCACAGGTGCAGGCCATCTTGGCCGGTGTGTCGGAAACCGCCACGCCAGCCTCGCCTGCACCGCCCCCTGCGTTCGGTCGCTCGCTGCCCGAGCAGCGGGCCGACCCCGGCACGGTTGCCGAGGGCGACTTCGTTTCGTGGGGGTCGTCTGGCGGCCGAGCCCGCGGCCGCATCGACCACGTGATGGACTACGGCACGCTCGACGTTCCCGGCACGGACTTCAAGATCGAGGCGAGCGAGGAAGAACCGGCCGCGCTGATTACGGTCTACGAAGAGGTCAGCGGCGGCTGGCGTGAAACCGACACGAAGGTCGGCCACAAGATCAGCACGCTCACGAAGATCGACGCCCTGCCCGAGCCGCCGAAGTCGCGGAGACGGAAGCGTGGCTAAGTATGACCACATCGACTTCTCGCCGCCCGCAGGCGTCCGCAGCGAAGCCGCGAAGGGGCTGGCGTGGAGAGACGAGTTCAACCGCGGCGGCACGGCGGTCGGCGTGGCCCGCGCTCGCGACCTGTCCAACGGCACGAACATCAGCCCCGACACCGCGAAGCGGATGGCCTCGTACTTCGCCCGGCACGAAGTGGACAAGCAGGGCGAGGGCTGGAGTCCCGGCGAGGACGGCTTCCCGAGTGCTGGCCGCATCGCGTGGGCGTTGTGGGGCGGCGACCCGGGCCGAGCATGGGCGAGCAAACTGACCAACCAGATCGACGCAGCAGACAAGGAGGGCCGAAGCATGATCGAGCGACGCAGCCTGTACGAAGAAGAGAACGGCACCCTGCCGCTGCTCCGCATCGAAACCCGCTCCGCGGATGACAAGCCCGACGAGCAGTGGATCGTCGGCTACGCTGCCAAGTTCGGCGTCAACAGCCTCGACCTCGGCGACTTCCAAGAGCGGATCGACCCGAAGGCGTTCGGGCTGGTCGCGGAGCGGCGTGGCCGCAAGAAGCCGCTGGAAACGCGGGCTCTCTGGAACCACGACGCCAACTTCCCGCTGGCCCGCTATCCCGGCACGCTCGGCTTGTTCGTGGACGACATCGGACTGCGGTACGAGTTCCCCGTGCCTGACACTTCCTACGGCCGCGACATCGCCGTGAACATCGACAAGGGCATCGTGCGTGGCAGTTCGTTCTCGTTTCAGATCGCCCCCGGCGGCGAGTCGTGGGCGATCGAAAACGGGCAGTCGATCCGCACGGTCACGAAGATCGACTCGCTGATCGACGTTGGCCCGGTCACGTTCCCGGCCTACCCCGACGCCGAGGCCAAGGTGGCACGGCGGTCGTTCGATGCGTTCATGCGGTCGCGTCGCGAGCGTGACTACGCCGCGACGGTTCGCATGACCGAACTCCAGAAGTACCTCAAGAAGCATGGCCGCTAAGACCGGCGACCCCTGCCCGCGATGCAAGCTGGGCAGGCTCGCTATCGCGTCGAGCCAGCAGCACGGGGAATACCAAGTGCGGTATCTCCGCTGTCAGTGCGGCGCGACGGACAAGCACGTGCTGCCCGCGGCACAGGTTCGCCGCACGAAGCCCGGCTGAGTTTTTTACTCTCGCCCGTTGCAGGGCTGCATGGGTGCGGGGGAGCGGGCCTAGTTTCAGTCGTAGGCGTTGGCCGTCGCCACGCCGCAGACGAACTAGGAGATACCAGCCGTGGACAAGATCAAGGCACTGCTCGACGAACTCGCGAACATCACCGCGCAGATTCAAGCCGCGATGGAGTCCGACGCACCGGCCGAAGGCGGCGAGGGCGAGGCTGACGCGGCTGCGATGGCCGAGCAGGAGAACTCGCTGCGGTCGCTCATGGAGCGGGCCGACGCGATCAAGGCCAAGATCGACTTCTGGGAGAAGGTGGCCGAGAAGGAGAAGACCCTCAAGACCACGCTGGAGCGTTCTGCCCCCGCAAAGGCTCTCGACACCTCGACCGACACCGCCACCAACGAAGCCCGCAAGGAGGCTCCCGTGCAGACCCGCAACTTCGCCGTGCCGAAGTCCCACGC